CATGTTTTATAATATACTGTGTCTCTTCTTCAAAGTTCTCAAATCTTCTAGGAGGATGTTTCAGTAGAACAATTTTAATATCTAAGTTGGCAAGATAACCTTTTTCCATCAATTCGTCAGTACGAATAATTTTATAAGAAGGTCCGAAAAGACCTTCTAACACCCACTTATGAGTCTGTGTGCCATCAAGAGTTCCTGTAAAACCATAACGATACTTGGCATTTCCAAGTTTTGTCATTATAGATATCAGTGATTTACTTTTAAACTGGTGTGCTTCATCACCTATCACCACAGAAAACCTTTCAAAATACTTACGAGGTAACTTGTAAATTGACTGCCAAGTGGTTATAATAACCTGAGAGTCTGTTTCTCTTTCTTTTCCTGCATATATCTTGTGACAATATGAACCAACATCCCATCCATAGTCCGCAAAGTCTTTATACATTTGTTCTACAAGGGAAGTCGTTGGAACAACAATCAGAGTATTTTGCTTTTTTTCAACGTAATATCGCACAATCCCGTATATCATCAGCGACTTTCCTGAAGCAGTTGGAGCTATCAATAGTTTACGATTATGTTTTAAGGCATCATATATGCCATCAATCTGATAGTCTCTAGGTTTATACTTTGATATTGATGTTACGTAATCCTTGACACCCTCATATGAGATATTCTCATTGACTTCAAAGGGAGTACCATAGTATTTGTTATTTAAAAATTCATATTCGTATTCATAATTCTTACAGAAACTTACCAGTTTATCAAGCAACCCAACGTAAATTTGATTTTTTCTAGAATCAAACAATCTAATCTTTCCGTCCCAGTACTTACTTCTATACTGAGGCATGAACTTTGCACCAGGAACCTCAAAAGTAAAATGATCTGACAGTTCATGACAGACGTGTGGTTCGGCAAGTATCTCTAAAAATACTTCGTTCTTCTTTTTAATAACCAAGTTTGACATAATCCACATGCCACCTATGGTTATTTAGAGGGGTCTTAGATGCCTAATATCTTACGTTGTCTCTCAAAATACCCATGAAGAATCCATGAACTACTATTCATTTTTTCTTCTCCACCAGTACCAAATTCAAATATAACTCTACTATCGTCTTTAAATCTATCATACTCAGGTGTATTAGTTTTACCTCTATCACCACCATTACAAAAGATAACCTGATCAGCGATATCTAAACATTTTTCAATTGCACCACAGGCACTATCATCTGCATCATCCCAAGATATAACAGCATCAACCATATTTAAATTCCTAACAATCTCTGCTCTCTCAGTCCAACATTGAAAATACTGTCCTTTCTTTCTTTTTAACCAAGGATCTCCATTCAAACCAACCACTAGATAGTTTGAAAGATCCTTTGCCCTCTCAAAATATCTTATATGTCCACTGTGGATAGGATCAAACCCACCCGTAACCAAACTCAATTTTTCAAAAAACATTAGATAAAATCCATTCTTCAAGATCTACTTGTGGTTTCCAACCAAAGGTTTTTCTTACCTTATCAGTATTTGCTTGAGTAACTCTACACTCACCAGGTCGACCTGGAAGAGTAACCTGATTATCAGAAATCATATTAGCAATCTGATTGATTGAATAGTTTACACCACAACCAATATTATATATCTGACCATAAGCATCCTCATCAGGATTTGATATTGCTGCCATTATATTTGCATTACAAACATCACTGACATGTACGAAGTCCCTACGTTGTTCTCCATCACCACAAATAGTAAGTGGTTCACCTGCTGCAAGTTGTCTTAAAAATATACCAACCACTGGTACATATTGTCCTCTTAATGGTTGTCTCTCACCATATACATTAAAGTATCTGAAGATGACAGTAGGAAGATCAAAGAGTTCAGTATACATCTTACATAGATTTTCTCCTGCAACTTTAGATACTGAGTATGGATTCAAACAGTCATTAGGTTGTGTTTCTACATTAGGTGATTCATTGGCAAGACCATATGCAGAAGACGTAGAAGAATACATAACCTTTTTAACACCTGCTTCACGAGCACACTGAAGAACAGTTGCTGTACCTAGAGCATTGATTCTAACTGCATTAAGTGGATTTTCAACAGCGGGTTGTATACGTGCTTCTGCTGCAATGTGAAACACATAATCTACATCATGATAAAAAATTCTAGTGCGTTGATAACTACAAATATCTTGTTTCACATAATGTGCTTTGTCATTATAGTAAAAATGATCATGGGCATCAGAATATTCATTATCGATAACGATAACTTTATGTCCAAGTTCTATTAGTTTATCTACTAAATTAGATCCTATAAATCCTGCACCACCTGTAACTAAACTTGTTGTCATCAAAATCCTCCTTGGAATTTGTGCCACTCAATAGCATTATTAATATGATAACTTCTATTATGGATACATTTGATAATATCCTCAAGGTATTTAATAATCATTTCATAGACAGATAGTTTCTGTTGTGCAGTTGAAACCCTCTCATCTGCCCTCATATATCTGTCCATTGCTTCTTTATCTCTAACTTTATATGGGAAAGGTTCTTTCTCATAGACTTCTGGTTCTGCCTTTCCTGAATAATAAAGGTTACGTTCTAAGTAGATATTATCATAACTAGTCTTTGCCTGAATTTTTAGTTGCACAAATTGATTGTGAAGTTGATGATACTTCGCATGTAGAGAAGGAATATTTTGAGATTCTGTATGTAAATTATCTGGATCGATACGGGAGTCTTTTTCCCACATCTTTTCAATGTCACTTAGATTCATAAAGGAGTTCTACCGTCTGCTGCGAATATATTGTAAATAGTATACTTGAAAGATGCTGTTGCTGTAAAGTAGTTTGTTTCGGTTTCATCAGCTAAGAACTCAAGAGGAGTTAGTGATATTGGGAATAACTCTCTAAACTTAACCTGTGTCTGAGTTTGGAAACTACTGTTAAGGATAAGTAAAGTTCCTTCACTAAATTGATTTTTCATATCACCAGCAATCTGATCAGTAAATTGTTGTACTGATTCTGGATATGTTAATCCAACTAACCAATTATGAATACTCATATAATTTTCCATATTCTCATCTACAATGAATGTTAATTGGAAATCATCGTATACTAGTTTATCACCAGGTACATTAACATCCTTGAGGTAGGATGGTTGGATAGCAGTACCCGCAGTGATACTTGGAATTTGTGCTCTATTTGCTAGGAAAGAAACTTTAGGGTATTTTGTCAATGCAAACTTAAACCCTACTGGGGACAAATAATTCCTATTCTGTATTTCTTTCGCGTAAAAACGATTCGTAGACATTTTGCCTTTTATTTGTATTTAGATAAAAAAAGGGGTGCCGTCGCACCCCAATTATAACATCTAGATGAATTATTGTCTACTGACTTAGAATGTGAACTTCACACCTGCTTTCGCAGACCAGTCAATATCGTCTTCTGCAGTTACTCCAGAGATTTCACCGTAGAACTTATCATAAGAACCACCAAGGTATCCTATTAGTTCAACGTCTCCGAACTCATCAGTTGCTTCTGTATGAGTCACTGTAGGACCACCAGATACATACCAACCGATTCCGTTTGCTGTTTCTCCTTCGTATCCAACTACTGCTTCTAGTCCGCCAGATGTATATGCACCATCAGGATAAGAACCTGTTGCTTCTAAATTCACATATGGACCAGCAAAAGCTGCACCAGCGAATAGGAATGGAGATGCTGCTACTGCAGCGATTGTTGATTTGATCATTTGTTTGTTTATTGTCTCGCAGATACTAAAAAACCTGCGGATGGTACCACTCCCGACAAGGGTGGTGTTCTACGCAGGGGCACGATCTTTCGATCCCGTTGTAATGTTATTTAGTATACACTTTCTTTGGGATTGTGTCAAGTTCCACATATTTTCTAAGTTCGGTTCGGGTATCCTCCCAGTTTTTAACACAGTGCGGATAACCGCCCCATTCCCTTAATGCTTCTGCTAAAGGATAATCATTCTGTCCTTGCTTCATCATATCACCAAAGAAATGTATTTCATCAAAGGGACTAAAAAATTTCAATATCTGGCTCTTATCATTATCTGATATATCTAATCCTGTTTGTCCACCTATCTGAATATTTAAATGGGGAAACTGATTTATAATTCTATCTGCAATTAAAACTCTTTCATCACGTTCTTTATCCCATTTTACATAATCCTTTCTATGTTCCATACTATTCTCACCCCTTCCAATAATACTAAAGTTTATTCCACCAGGTCTATGTTCGATATGATTACCTGTTTTATATGGAAACGTACTGTAATCTAATTCATCACTAAGAAAATTAACTAAATCTCTTGGTGGTTGCCATGATGATCTGTAAACATTTTTATTTCTAACGTATATGTCTGCTCCAGAACATTGAAAAACTCTCCTACATCTATTGTAAATATCCAATCCTACCTGATCAATAGTTTTTTTACGATCACTTCCTGTAACCAAGTAAGTATCATAAGTACAACAAAATTTAAGAAACTCTGTAGAGAATTCCTCATCTATTTGTTTACGACTTTCTGTTAAAGTTCCGTCTACATCAAAAATAAATTTCTTCATAGCATTAAAAAAGGGTGGTCATACCACCCTACGAAAACAAACCATAATAAAAAAAGAGGGAGGTTGGATTCCTGTGTACCAACAAATAACGGGCATTACTACAGAAGTAAAATACGTTATTGCCTGAGACCCGATTGGTTGATCGGTTCTCCTTTCGGAGCAGCACCACCTGTGTCTCATCACCTTAACCAGCAGTTGCCAGTAAGTTTATT